ATTGGATTAGAGAAGGAACTTATATTGACTGTAATGATGACCTTGTTAAAAAGGTTATTGATAGTTGGCGCGGTATTAGGCCTACTTTACATTACTCCGTCAGTCGTGAAGATGTACTTGTCGGGCATTCCGGATCACAACTACCCGATCATGGTGCGTTGATTGAATCAGGATACAGTAAACAGAAACTTCGGGCACATAGTGACTACTATTGGAACGAAGCAGTTAACGATTGGGCATTGACATTTATCGATAAATTTGATATGATGTGCGAAAGCAAAGCTAAAAACTTAGCCAGCTTTAAATTACTAGAAAGATATAAATGTTTGACAAAATAAAAAACTTATTTAAAAAACCAGAACCTGTAAGGCCAGTGCAGGAAAAGAAACCACGACAAAGTAAAAAGAAAAAAGAAGATAGTGTTCTATCTGATAAGGAAAAGGCAACTAAAGAAGGCATGCCGTATGTTAATATTCTTAAAATGGAATTAGATCCATACGATATTAACACCGGTGCATTTGAATTAGATTGGAATGACAAGTTTGTATTGAATTTAATTAAAGCTGGATTTAAGATCCGTGACGATGATAATGATACAATAATTGTTGAACGTTGGTTTCAAACAGTATGTCGTAATGTCGCACTAGAACTCTATGAACAGCAACAAGCTGATCCGGAGAATCGTACAATGGCTAGTGAAATGCGTGTGGTCCGTGCTAAAGATTTGGGTAACGGGCGTACAGAAGTTAGTTAAAAAGGTTGACGTTAAATGGATTTAGTATTATCATACGTATATATTAACAACTCTAAGGAGTAAACATGAAACTCAAAATCCCAAAAGGTCAAAAAATTGACATTAGCAAAATCTACAATCCCGTAGATGCTAAAAATCTTGTTCAGCGTAAACCAAAAAAGATTACTGATCTTATTGAATTGGCTGAACAGAATCCCAAAATCATGACCGAATTGAATCAGCTTAAGGCGCAAGGTGTGAAATTTAGTACTAATGATTTTGGTGTTTCAGGATATACAGCACTTAAGGATTATTTGTTTGATGAAATTGCACAAAGAGATTTGGTGTTAACACACATATCAAATACATTGCCTGTTTTTAACCCTTCACTTACTAGTCCGGCTTTTGTTGCAGATGTTGAAGGTGATCTTTATAATTACGATACACAGCATGGGCTTACTATGTTTGCGTTGTTGTGTAAGCATGGTCTCATTAGTGAAGTCGATGCAGATAATTATCTTAATGCAAAATATGCATCGTATACTATTCCCAACGCAAGTGCAGGATTACCGGCATACAGCGCAATGACACGAAATGGTTTAGGTCAGAAAAAATGGTCTAGTATCGATCATCATAAAACTAAAGTAGGATTAGCCCGACAATATCCTGCAACTTACGGGCAAATGTTTGCTAAAGAAGCAAAGCTACAGGACTTGTGCGAATTGTATGAAACTATTCCAGTTAGTCCACAAAGTGTATATAATGGAAAAGCCGGTACTATTAGTCGTGTTGATGCATTGTACAAATATGAATTCAATCAAGTAGAATTTACTTTGGAAAGGCATAAAGCACACTGGCACGGTACAAATTTTGATGATGCCGCATATGGTTTTTATGGTAATATGATTGCGTACGGCAAGAGTGTTGGATGGACTAAAAAAGAGTTAACAAAACTATCAGACCATTTGAATGCTATTGTGTTTGACTTTTTCACAGACCTTGCAGGCGCCCGCACTGAAGTTGTTAATGCACATGAGCGTTGGTTCAAGGCTTGTAATCCATTAGCAAGAAAAGTACCTAGTCCAACTGATGATTGCTTTTTGGCTATTATTCAAAAAATTTATTTGAAGTTGAATGGTTCTCAAGTAACTAGTCATGCTTATAATTTTATTCACAATGGTAAAGACATTTACGATTACTTACCCGAAGAAATTAAAAATAAGGTAGATAGCTATGCAAAAATTGGTATTGACTGGTGATTACTCGTGGTTCTATATACTAGAGTTATCACACAATAAGATTAAAGGGTTTGGTATTACCACAAGTGCAGAACGGCGCTTGAAAAAAGAGTATTGCTATCCATCTGCATCAATTCAAACGTTTAGTAATTTATATTATGGAAAAAAGTCACAGATACAGGCTTTGGAGCGTTGGTTTAAAAATCAATATCGCAGTGAATTATTAGTTTTAATTGATCGAAAACTTGAATGGATTGATCCAAACAGCGAACTAAATGATTTACAAATAATGATTAAGACAATTGAAGATAGGATTGTGTCTTGCAATTATACCGAAATTTATCGTATCAAACAGGAATATCTGCCTTTTAGTCCCAGTAAAATTTTTAAAGATATTAAAGATAATCCTGATCTGTTTTTGGAACAATTAATAGTTGACAACATCTAAATAGTAGTATATAATAGACACATGAAATACGCACTCATTGACACAGCAAATACATTCTTCCGTGCCCGTCACATTGCATCACGTAACAGTGATACATGGGAAAAGATCGGCATGGCACTACACTTAACATTGGCAAGTACTAATCAAATTGTTCGCAAGTTTGGTGTGGATCACGTTGTGTTTTGCTTAGAGGGTCGTAGCTGGCGCAAAAGTTTCTACGAGCCGTACAAGAAAAATCGTATCGTTGATACACTATCACAGACAGAAGCAGAGATTGAAGAAAATAAAATGTTCTGGGAAACATACGATGTTTTCACAACCTTCTTACGTGAGAAAACCAATACCAGTGTCCTTCGTCATGCTGAGGCTGAGGCTGATGACTTAATTGCACGTTTCATTCACTTGCATCCCGATGACGAACATTTCATTATCAGTAGCGATAGTGACTATGTTCAACTTATCAATCAAAATGTCAAACAATATAATGGGGTAGCTAATCAACTGATTACATTGGATGGTTATTTTGATGACAAGGGTAAGATTGTCAAAGATAAGAAAACAAAAGAACCTAAATTGTTAGAAGATCCACAATATTTACTATTCAAAAAATGTATGCGTGGTGATGGTACTGACAATGTGTTCAGTGCTTATCCGGGTGTACGTGAGAAAGGTAGCAAGAATAAAGTTGGCTTGATGGAAGCATATGCTGATAGAGAAAAACAGGGCTATCAGTGGAACAATTTACTACTTCAACGCTGGCTAGACCATAATGGGGTAGAACATCGTGTACGTGAGGATTATGAACGTAATCGTATCTTAATTGATTTGACTGCACAACCTCAGGATATCAAAGACAAGGTTGATACTAGTATCATTGAAGGTGTTCGTACAACTACTACCCCTCAAGTTGGTATTCACTTTATGCGATTCTGTGGTAAGTATGAGTTGACTAAGATTAGTGAACAAGCAGAGACTTATGCCAAATGGTTAAATGCGCCCTATATAGGAAATTTAGCATGAACAAAATAATTCAACAACTTACTGAACAGGCTACTACCTATATTGAGCCAACATCAAACAGTGGCGAGGGCTGGATCTTTGATAAAGAAAAGTTCGCCGAGTTGATTGTTCGGGAATGTGCCAATTATATTACAGAATACTATCCTCATAGTAGGTATGAAGCCTTTTATATGAAAAAACATTTCGGAGTTGAAGAATGAGTGAAAAATGCATAGAGTGTGAAAAACCTGCAGAATGGGTGCGCTGTACACAGTTTGCCGGCGATCATCCTTATTGTGATGAACACGCCCGTTTAGAGTCAGACTTCAACGATAACGACAGTTATGCTTATTGGAAAGAATTGAAGAATGAACGAACGAATTAAACAAATTGCAGATGAATGTGGGTTGTATATTGCCTACGACAATAGAGAAGTGACTAACAAAGAGTTATCATTTTTTGCCGAGACGATTGTGAGAGAATGCATAGATGTTGTATCTAAAAAGTGTGCCAGTCCAACTGCATATCAAGCATTAATGGAACATTGGAGTATTGAAGAATGACTTACGTATTCCCTGACAAAATTATCAAAACGATTAGTAAAGATGATCCAGACTTTTATATTAATAACGGCATCACTATAGCACCACGTGCAGGGTTTGAGATTAGTAACAAATGTCCGAGTACATATAAATTAATGATTGTAGAAGCTATTAACAATGGATGGCTCAAACCCATAGCATATATGAAAGAATCAGAATATACATGGGAGAAACTACAAGCATGAAAAAGATATTTTATGAAAAAGTAGGAAGGCGCTATAAGCCAGTCTATGAGTATGACCAGGTGTTAATGGATGCATTTC